GGCGGCGAAGGTGCGGAAGGCGGCATCGTTTACGGTGCCTGTGAGAGAGGCGGCTGTCTTGATATAGGCACTCGTCACGTAGGCCGAAGGCACATCGTAAGTTTCCGTCCACGAGAGGGCCGGTTCCACGATATCCACGCCGTCCACTCGATCGCCGTTGACGTTAATAGCCGACTTCCGAGCCGTGGCGGTGGCTCCCGCGAGAGCGTATGCCGTCTCGCTCTTGGCCTGCGTGATGTGAGCCGTTCCGCCGCTGGTATCGAATTGCCGCGTGCGCCGCAGCGGCGCAGGATTCTCATCGGTGAGATCGTCCGCTCCAGACTTTTCGTATTGGATCGTGACTTTGTAGCACTTGTCGCCGATGTAATCGGTGGAATAGCTTTCGGCTCGCAGCTTAAAAGCCGGAGCAATTCCGATTACTGGGTACGACCAGTACTGAAGATTCGTCGTGATATTCTGGTTGCAATCAGCGTGCAGAACCTGATCGTCGCTGGTGCCAAAAACCTTGAAGCTCAACAGAAAACTCGATGGAGCCTTGCGGCCAAGTCGCACGATCGTGCTCTTGCGGCTCTCCTTGTCTTCGATCCACGTGAGGGTAGGCGTGTAGCTCATGCGACGAATGGCCCCAGCGTTTCGAGCGTTGAGTTGATCTTCTTGAGCATGTCAAGCTGATCCTTCTGGATCGTGACGGTGGAGCCGATCCCTTGGCCGCCTGCACTCAAAGCGGAGAAGGAGCCCATTGATTCGTTCTTGAGATCGGCCGCGGCGGCGATGCCGCCGGAGGCGGCGGCCAGAGCAGGAGGGAGCGATGGTGCCGGCGTGATTGGCGTGGCAAGAGTAGTAGGTGGCGCTTTTGGTTTTGCGGCTTCCGCAGCTGCTGCCTCACGTTCCTTGCGGCGATCCTCCACGCCTTTCAACCGATCGCCCATCGTCTTGTCGGCCGCATCTTGCATCGCGCCGGTGCGATCGTTCATCTCTTTGCGGGCGATTTCCTTCTGCTTGCCAGCCTCTTCCAGCCGAGCGTTGATGCCTGACTTTGCCGTCCTCTCTTCCATCCCTCCGCGCACCTTTTCAACGTAGGCCTCACGCTCCTGCTTCTGCTTGGCGTGAGTCGTTTCACTGAGCGTGGTTGCCTGATCAATTTCGTAGGCCACCGCGGAAACGGCCAGCTTGATCTCATCAAAGAGATTGAGAATCGGCGTAACAAAATTGTCGATCGTGCCCATCATCACGGCACCGATCGTCTTCACCGTTTGCGACATTCCGAACCAAAGATACTCCCAGCCAATCGCGATATTGGTTCCGGCCGCGGTGATGACGTTCTGAATGAACGCGATCCACGGCTCCACGGCATCGGCGATCATCTTTTGGCCGGCCATCCACGTTGAAAACGGCCCTTGCATCGCGACGTCGAGAGCCGCGAATGCGGCCACGCCGACAACAGCCACCATCCCCAGCGGAGAGAGTAAAGCCGTGGCCACGGCAAAGATGGTGCTGATTGCGGAGGTGATCCCCACCATCGTCACGCCGAGGACGGTGAGAGCCGCACCAGCGGCGATCACGCCCACAGCCACCTTCGCAACCATGAGCACGGCCTCTTGGTTGGCGCTCACCCAGTCGGCCACGATATTGATCACATCGGAGATACTTGTGGCGGCAGATGTGAGCGACGGTGCGAGAGCGTTGCTAACGGCGATTGCGAGCCGCTCGATTGCGGCCATCACCTTTGAGCCGGCACCGGAAAGGCCCGACATGATGTCGCCGAATTTCACACCGACGGAGGAGGCACCGGCCATCGTGGCCTCCATCTTCTTGAAACCGGCCTCGCCCTCGTTCATCAACACAATGGCAGCCTTCATGCCGTAGCTGCCAAAGATGTCGAGCAGAGCGGCATCCTGAGCTTCTTTGCCGAGGCCAGAGATGGCTTGCTTGACGATATCCATCGCCTGGCCGATCGGCAGCATGTTTTGGGCGTCATCGCGGAAATCAGAGAGCTTGAGGCCCACCTTGGCCAGAGCCTTTTCGGCGCCGTCTGCACCCGACACAATCGGCAGCATCATCGACTTGAGTGCCGTGCCGGCCTCGCCGCCCTTGATTGAGTTGTTTCCCAAGATCGCCAACGCAGCCGACATTGTGGTGAGCGATTGGTTTGACGATTTGGCCACCGCACCGACGTTGGCAAACGACTCAACAAGTTGAGCGATCGACACCGACGAAGAATCAGCAGCGGCGGAAAGCGTGTCGGCGGCGTCTTTGGACGACACCTTAAAAACATTCATGGTATCGTTCATCACCACGGCAGCTTCGGCCATGTCGAGTTTGCCAACCTTTGCAAACTCAATCGCCGCCTGGCCGGCACCGTTGAGCACCTGCTCCAGCGGTAGGCCAGCCTTGAGCAATTCTTGAAACGCCTCCGCGATCGCCGCCGGCCCGATGCCCATATCGGCCGAGAGCTTCATGGCCGTTTTATCGACGGCGTCCAGCTGCTCCGCGGTGGCACCCGTGCTGGCCTTGATACCGAGCAATTGATCCTGATACGCGGCCCCGGATCGGATGCTGGCGGCAAACGGTGCCGCAGCAGAAAGGCCCGCGGCTCCGAGCTTCGCACCGGCGGAGGCGATGCTCGCCCCCATCGCCTTTACGGCGCCGTTCACCTTCCCCAACGCGCCGAAGAATTTGCGTGAGTCGGCCCCGATTTCAACGTAGGCCTTCCCCATCCGGATTGCAGATGCGCTCATGCTTTGCGGCCGAAGAGCCTCTCCAGATCAGCGGGTGTTGCCTTGCGTGGCTTCGGACGATACTTCGCGCCGTTGGGGTGCCTCTCATGCACCTTCACCGGCCGATCTCCCTTGTTCAGCGTCTTGTTTTCAATCAGTGCTATGAGGTGTGCGGTGTGCCACCACTCGGCGTCTGTGCGTCCGTCGCGAGCGAGGAAAAGCTCTCGGAAAGTCCACTCACCGGGATGGACGCCGACGATTCCGGCGGCTTCCCAGACGGCAGGCCAGATGCTTTCGCGAGCGTTTCCATCGCGTTGCTCATCGCCGCCCGATCCGCCTTCTCCATCTCCGCCGTCACGAGCTCGAGCAGCTCGCGGCGGCGCTTCGGGAAAAAAGAGATGAGTTCCCCTTCAAATGCTTCGCGTGCTGATTCAAACGCATCGCCGGAAAGGCCGTCCGCGAACTCGTCGCCGGTGAGATGCCGCTCTTCGATCTGCTTCACCAGAGCGACGCGGAGCACCTCCACAAGTTTTGTGTAGTGATTCCGAAAGAGCGTCAACGCCTGATTGGCTGTCTGCACATCGCCGAGATCCAACGGCCGCTCCGTGGCCTTGCCGTCCTCGCCGATCTCGGAGTAGGTGACGGAATCTCTGATTCTCATCACCGCGGTGGTGGTGAGAGCAAGATTCCATTCACGGCCGAGCGTGTCCTTAAAAGATTTCAAAATGTCTCCTGACGCAATCCGTAGAGTGTTTGTTTCAGCTCGATTGAGAACACACGCACACCGTCCAGCGGCTGCGCGTCGCTCACACCGGCCACGACGAAATACAGGCCAGCGGGGAGGCCGGTAGCGGTGACGGCAGAGATCGCACCGGAATACTGTGCCGTGTGCGCCGCGTCCGCCACCGTGTCATCGATTGTCTCCACCGTCATGGTGAAGCTGTACCCCGTTTGGTACACGTAATTGACGCGGCTGCCGAATTGATCGACTTCGATCGTGCTGGCCTGCGTGTCGATCGTGACATCGCGAACGCCAGGCACAGCGGTGCCGCCGAACGCGAGTGAGCAGTTTCTTCCAAGTGAGATCGCCATCCGGCAACCTCACATCTGCTTTACGGTCACAGTGAACGTCACGGCACCATCAAGCGGCGAATTCTCGCTCACCTTCGTGGCGGTGAAGCCGGAGCCGGCCGACCGCAAATCGGAGATCACGGCCGAGGCGTCATAGCACTCGATCTCCGCCGTGTTCGTCACCCAGCCGCCAGTGGAAACTTTGTACCCTGCGCCGGTGATTCCCGTGGCGTACCCGCGGTGCGTGATGTCCACCGGAGAGACTTCCTCCGTCCAGGTGACGGAGATGATTCCTGTTGCGCCCACGGCTCCCGTTGGCGTGCCGGCCTGATAACCAAGAGATGGCATGATGCCTCCGAGAAAGGATTACTGGGGAGCGCGGGTAAGCGAAACGCTGTAGGTGATGATGCCGTCGAGCGGCTCCGTTTTGGCCACTTTTGTGACAAGGAACTTCACGGCCGCCAACGGAAACCCGCCGTTTGATTGGTGGGTGAGCGTAACGGTGGCCCCCTTCGATGTGGCGGGAGCGTCATTGCAGGTGACTTCAACCGTCTGATCGATCCAGCCCTTCACAATCTTTGTGTAGGTGTCGCCGCGTTTGTGGACGGCGTACTCTGCGGCCGACTCATCAATCGTCACATCGGTGACATTGGAAATGCCGGTAACTGTGACGTCTTTTCCAAGGCTAATGCCGGCCATGAAAGCCTCCGTGTGGGTGTGCTTTCAACGTATGGATCGGCCAGAGAATCAGAGAGGGGGTGTGGCTCACGGCCCGTGCATCTGATCGGCGAAATGCTTGGCCATTCGCTTTGTGGCAATAGCCTTTGCCGTACCTTTTTCGATGAAGGCACGCGGCTTGAGGCGGCGGCGGAACGTCCATAGCGACGTGTCTCGCGTGGCGGTGACAATCCGGCCATACACCGTCTTGTGCTTGCCGATGCTCTTCCGCTGCTGCGATTTCACAGCAGGCACGAAAGAAAATGTTGAAGTGCCGCCCATGTTCTGGAGCTCGGCAACACGATGGCCTTTTGATGGCCCAGCAACAACGCTTTTCGATGCAAAGTCCCAATCGCTCAGGATTGACTGCCGCAAGAATCCCTTCCCGAAACTTTTCGTTTTCCACGAGGTGATTGTGTCGGCTTTTGGCTCACGCCTCACCAGAGCGATCAGGTTTTGGCCGCCGTGGTTGCCGAGTTTCCAGAGCCGCTCATTCGTCAGCGGGCGCCGCTGGCTCATGCCTGATTGGATGCACCCGCGGACGTCCTTCCCGGCGAGCATCAAGCTCCGCCGCGTAGCCGCGTCAAATTGCTTCTTCAGCCGCGTGGTATCCCACTGAAACCGCGTCTTCACCGTGACGTTAAAAACGTCCTGGGCGACATGCGGCGGCATCGCGATGCGACGCCACACGTTCATCGGATCCTGAACCGTGAACGTCGGCAGCGGCAGTGAAGAGATCATCGATCACCTCACGCGAAGAAGCGATACGTTGCCACAATCGAGGCCCGCCACACGTTCCGCTCGTTCAAGGCATCATCGGGATTCGTCTCGATCGTCACCGTGAGCGGCGATACCGTGCCGGCGGGGAACGTGATGCCCGGATAGGAATGATCCATCAGAGCATCGAGCACGGCCTCCGCCTGATTCGAAATCGCGGTGACTTCGGCATCGGTATCGACTTTCTGCGCCACGTAGACTTGAACGGTGTAATCGTTTTGCCGCTGGCTCGGCCGGGCGATCCTCACCGTTTCCCGATTGCCAACCGTCACGACGATGGCCGGTGCCACCAGCTGTTCCGGGCCTTTGCTGATCCAGTTGGCCCGCTCCACGGTGGTGCCAGCGATCGCCCAGCTCTTGGCCGCGAGGCCGGTGGCCACCGCATCGGCAAGCGATTGGAGAAACGCACTCATACCGGCACCGCCTCCCCGGCCACCACACGTTCCATCGCGGCGACGTTGGCCGCGATCCGTGTGTCTTCCGGTAATCGTGCCATAGCTTCCCTCGCGTGTGAGAGAGCCTCTGGCTGCCGCTGGAGATTCCAGAGCGCCACGCTGGCCAGATCATGGCACTTGGCGAGGCTGTCTGGATTCGTCGCGTGCGTCTGCTGGCCGGTGGCCTCGATGCCGTGGAGGGCGTGCTCCAGGCACTCTTCCCACGCCTGGAGGTGGTAGGCCCGCAGAGCGAGCAGCTCGTGGCCGTCTGGCTCATCTGGAGACTCGCGGGTGATCGCCTCGAGGTGGACGGGATCGCCGGTGAGGTGCCAGAGCTGCCGGCGAGCGTAGGCTCGCTCGGAGTACCAGCCGCCTCGCATCGAGAGGTAGCGGGTAAATTGGGAGATCGCCTCCGGATTCCCTTCGTAGTCCAGCTGCCGAGCGAGATACCAGCGAGCTCGAGCATCCAGCGGCGCCTCCGCCACCGCCACGCGGAGTAGGTGCAGATCGGATGAGTGCTGCTTGCCGGCGTCGCGGTGGTGGTGGATCTCAAGGCCGGGAGCGAAGGCGGCGATCTTCTCGCCCGTCCAGCAGAGCAGGCCCTCGTGAGTGGCCTGAGCCCAGCGGAATCCGGCCCGGCAATGCACCCTGTCACCATTGAAAATCTGGCCCGGCGTGCCGTCGGCCCGCCAGCCCCACACGTAGCGGTAGTGCAGGCAGTTGATTCCCTCCACCCACGCGGCCTCCACGGCCTGCCGCCACCCTGGCTGCAGCCGCTCATCGAGATCAAGCCGGATCGCGACGTCGATATCGGCAGGCATGTGAGAGAGGCTCAGATTGTGGGCATCGTCCCACCGCCACGGGATGACGGCGCCGGTGGCCACCGTCACGCCAGCGGCCGCGAGGATCGCCTGCGTGCCGTCCTCTGAGCCGGTATCCGTGACGACGCGGACGTCTGCTTCCTCACACGATGCCGCCCAGGCGGCCGCGTGCTTGGCCTCGTTTTTCGCGAGAGCGTAGATTCCGATTCTCAAGGCTGGAATCCCTCAAATAGCCCGGCGGAATGATCGCAGTGATAGCTTGCGAACAGCTCCGGGTTCTGCTGCCACACGATCGCCCAGGTATTGACTTCCCACGCGAGGTGGCCGTTCTCGATCTGCCGAGCCGCGGCCTGCTCCACAAGCAGAGCGAAGCGATCGGCCAGAGCCCGCGGCACGATGAGCACGCCACCGGCACAGTGCCACGCGGGGAGATTTACGGGGATCGGCACATCCGGAGCAGGCGGCCCCCAGATGCTGGCCACCGTGATCACATCGCGGCGAGCGTTGGGAAGCCGGTCGTAGAACTCCTTGATCTCCCGCGGCCCCACGCCGCGAACGTGCATCACGCCGAAGTCGATCCAGCAGGCCAGATCGGATTCCGTATTCTGGAAGCTGTCGGCGATCCACCGGCTTTTTTCGTGCTGGCACACGAGATAGGCGAGCGAGTCTTTTTCGGGATTCGCTCCCGCCGGGAGCTGCACATCCTCCGAGACTTTTCCTGCCAACCAGCAGTCTTCAAACGTGGCGGGAAGTAGCGTAGTGGAGGCCGGAGCCTTCAAGTGAACGGCCTCATCCATCCAGCAGATCGTCGGCAGGCCGAGCCCGAGCAGCTGCTCGCCGAGAGCCACGTAATCGGCCACAGGCCGATGGCCGTTGCCGCAGTCAACGAATCCGGTGACGATCACTGGCGGCGGAGCGGCCGGGGAAGGCGCTTCGATTACAGATGTGGCTGCGGGATAGGTTTCAAAATGTTCCACGCGTCATCCTCCGTGAGAGAAACGAGCCAGGCCTCCGCGTCGCGGACGCCGAACGAGATCACCACCTTGCCGCCGTGCCTTGCCAGCCCGGCCGCAAATTCGATCGCCTCCGGTTCGCGGAACGCGAACCGCTCCGAGACTCGCTCCAGCCGCAGAGCGTTTGTAAACCAGCAGAGCCGGTGCTCGTACACCCTCTGGCCAGTGGCGCCGGCCCGCACCTCGTGGATCACGCAGAGCCAGCCGCCGCGAAACGGCACCAGCTGCGAGCCGCCGCGGAATTCCGCTGCGAGGGCGGGGGAGGGCTCCCGGCGGAGCATCCGGTATTCGCCTGGATGGCCGGCCTTGGCCTCAACCGTGAGCGTGTAGCCGCCGACGTTGGCACAGTAGAGCCACGCGGCCTTCCCCACCAGCGGCATCCAATTCTTTTCGTGCTCTTGGCTGCTGTTGGATTCGATCACGCGGAGCGAGTGCAGCCGGCCGGCGTCAACGTCGAGCTCGGCCGTCGCGATCCGGCAGCGGCCATCGAATCCGGCGACGTTTCGTATGGTGGCGGATACGCCGATGCCGTCCGCAGTAAACCGTAGTCGGCAGTCCTCAAGGCCGTGGACGGGGAAGCCAGAGCCCTGATACGGATCAACCGAGAGCGTCTTGGCCTCCAGCACGGTGAGATCGTTGTCAAAGAAGATCAGGATATTCGCGGTGCGGATATCCTCGCCGTCATCCGGAGGAATCACGTAGCGGCCATCTACTATTCGGTAATTGCTGCTGCGGACGATGCCTATGAGGCCGGCCCGCGTGGCGAGCAGCGTCGGATTAAAACACGTCCAGCCGGGGGCGGCCGGTTCAATGTCGAGCCGCTGAAATGATGGCGCGGCGATGTCGGAGAGGAGCGTCACAGCCCAGCGGCCTCCACGAAGGCCGCGTCGATCGCCGCCGCGTCCATGCCGAACGCAGCCGCCATTGCCACCAGCGTGCTGCTATTCCTGTGGATAGTCGCGGAATATTCCCACTCGATGCGAGTTGCCTCGCGTGTTTCGTCTGGCAGTGCTGCTATGGCTGCGTCAACCTGCTCCAGTGTTATCCCGTGAGCGACAAGCCACAGGCGGATTTGAACTGCGGTGATCGCATCTGGAACCGCCGCAGGAATCGATTGATTCATGCCGACAACAACCCCACCTTCGTTGAGAACTTCCCATGTATCCAAACCATCAACTATCCCGATGTGGCGAGTAATCATACGTAGTAAAGCCTCGCGTAAAGAAATCCCTGATTGCCGCTGCCATTGGTTGAAAGATTGATTGTCGCAAGATCGGACAAAGCACCAGCGTAACGCTGCATCTTTGGCAGAACTTGTGAAACAACAATAGCGCCGAGTGTGCATGATTGAATCGAAGCCATAGTTGTACCGACCTGCAAAACCGCAACACCGTAGCGCGTCCCGGCGACTAGCGTGTAGCTGGCTGGGTAGCCGCCGGTCGTGGATAGCGCGCGTGCGTAGGAAGTGTTTGCGGCTGCAAAAAGAGTCGTGTCCGAATCCGTCCTAGCCACCATCGTCGCCGTTGTTTCGTCGTAAGTAAAAAGTGCAAACCTTGCCAACGTCAATCCGCTTGCGGCAGAACCAGAAATAAAAGCAATACGGTTAATTGTGATTGTTTTTAAAGGCGTAAAAAAAGACCAGACGCCTTGTCCTGAACTTTGCGTGCTGGTAACGGAAGCAAAAAAGCGTGGCGCAGTCTCGACGAATGTCGTTGAGGAGCTGCTGTCGAATTGCCCGAGCATCGCCTGCACGTTTGCCCCCAGCGCCACCCCAGTGCTCAAACGTGCGTCCGCGAGAGTGCCGGTCAGGTCAGATGCCAAACCGCTGGTGGCAACAGTCGCCAGCCCGCTCACATCTGCCGCTGCGCCTGATACAGCAACGGCTGCTAGCGTCGGGCTAATCTGCGTCCACATTGAGCCACTGAATGTCGCGCCGCTGGTGCCCGCCGTGGTGCGCCGGTAGGCCGACCCAAGGTAGCTGACGAGATCTCCCTTGGCGTAGGCCGTGCTCGCCGCCCAAGGGGCAATCGCAGCCCATGCGATTGATCCCGGAGAGAGGCCCGCTGTCGCGATTTTCGCGTCTGTCACGCTGCCGTCAGCCGGCGTCCGCGTGTCCGAAAGCCGGGTGTCATTTCCTTTCACCACCTGCGTGCTGCTGGCGTTGCCGCTGGCGGCCACATCAAGCGGCGATGCTGTGCCAAGCGTTGGCGTGCCGGTGAGCGATGAATAAGGAAGGCTTGTCGGCGTGGCACCCGTGCTCCCCGTTGGCCCGGTGCTACCCGGCGGCCCTGATACCGTGGATGCGGCTCCGGCGGAGCCCTGAGCCCCAGTATTTCCAGTGGGGCCTGTCACGGTGGATTGTGGGCCGGTGTTGCCCGTTGGGCCGGTGACGGTAGATGCCGCACCGGCGCTGCCGGTGGGGCCGGTAACGGTGCTTGCGGCTCCCGCGGCGCCTGCCAATCCCGTCGGGCCGGTGGCTCCACCACCGCCGCCGGAGCTGAAGGCCGTCCACGTGGCCAGATCGCTCCCAAGCTGCTGGTAGGCCGCCAGCGAGGCCACCCACACAAGCATCCCGGCTTCCCGCCTCGCGGCCGGGATCGCGTCACGCTCCGTGGTATCGGCCACGGTGCGGAGGCCGCCTTTGCCGTAGAGAGCCAGGTGCGAGGGATGGACGTCGGCCGTTGAAAACGGCACCACCGGAGCGATCAGATTCTGGCCGACGATCCCTGTAGGCATCAGATCACCTCCACGAGAGCGGTGCCTGTGATCTGATAGATGCTGCGGTAGATCGTGTAGCTGTTGGCTGATTGATTGCTGAAGGTGATGCTTCGCGTGGATGTGCTCCAGGCGGAGGATACGATGCCATTGATCTTGATCGTCGGCGTGCCGTAGGCCGTCGGCAGAACCACATAGACGTAGGCCGAGCTGGCCGCCACCGATTGCGAGATCGTGGAGGTGGAGCCAAGAGTCACGCTGAGAGCGAGGATCTGAGCGTCGGAGGCCGCGGCCGATGCGCTCGCGCCAACAGCTCGAGCCAGCAGCGTGCCAGAGTTCTGCGCCATCGTGGTATGCACCCTCACCATTGCCCGGAAAGCATCTGCGTATCGAAACAGCGGCACGCCTCGCGGCGTGGAAACCTCGTAGGTGGTGACGATCCCGCCGGTGGATTCAAGGATCAGATCGCCGCGTTGCGGCTGGCCAAACGGCAGATCCTCAGTCCTGAGCAGGTAATCGCGACTCTCAAACGATTCGATCACGCCTGACTGCGAGCCGGCCTCAAACAGGCTCTTGCCGATCGTAGCGATCACGCTTGCGGAACTGTTCCCCCGGCGGTACGTGACGGCGTAGCCGGCCGACGCGTTGAGCGTGTCGGCGAGCCAGCTCGTTCCGCTGCGGAGAAGATCCACGGCCACCTCCGGAAAAGAAGTCCGCCGGCGGCGGCAGATGCACGCCGCCGGCGGATTATGCGAACCAGAATCAGCGGCCGACGTTGAGCAGCACCTTCACGGTGCTATCGCCCACCACGCGATCCGCAGCCAGCTTGCCGGCGTAGGTGCCGGTGGTGGCGTTTGCCACGCCGCTGGCCGAGGAGTAGTACACCACGGAGCCCTGGGCACCCGTGGCTCCGGTGGCGCAGGGCAGGTAGGCCACGCCCTCCACAATCACCGCACCGAGCTTGCCCGAGGCGATAGGCCGGGGAGCCACGCTCACCAGCTCGCCCATCACCACCACCTGCCCGGCGCCAACGTCGGCGGCGGGCGTGTGGTCGAGCAGATCACCGTCCGAAAAATAACCGGGGCCAGTAGAAGCCATCGAAACACCTCGTAGGAATGTGGTTTGGAACGGATCGTCATGCCGGGCGGGTGATCACAGTGCCACCCGCCCGGCTGCGATTACGGAGCAGATCAGGAAGTGGCCATCCGGAGCGTGGAAAGCGGCTCGGCCTTCGCCACGCCGAAATCCATGTACCCGCGAACCGTCACGCCGAGCTTGTCGGCATCGGGCATCACGTTCTCCACGGTGGGAGCCTGCTGGCCGTTGAGGAACACAACGTCCATCGCAGGGAGATCCGCACCATCAGCCAAGAGCCACCACGTGGTAGCGGAGGTGAGGTAATTGCTCACCACCACCCGATAGCGGCCTTGCAGAACGTTGGCATTGGGAGCCGCCGTGGTGTTGCCGCTGATCAGAAGGCTCGAAGTCATCAGCTCCGCGGCCGTCAGCTCGAGCTCCGGCGGCACGAGCAGAATCCGCGGGGCGATGCCCAGCGGGTTGCCGTCCGGATCGGTGAGCTTGCGGAACGCGGTGGCCGCAGTCTTGAGGCCAGCCAGGGAGAGAGCGTTTCCTGCGGCAGCCGTTACCTTTTGGTAATAGGTGTCGTTGGAGGAAAGGAACTCCGTCCAGATAGTCTCATTCAACGCCAAAGCAGAGCCACGCCCCATCCGCTGCGGTATCATGCTCAACGCGTTCAGATCGTCGTTGTACATGTCCTGCCGGGTGATCTGCGTGGTGATGCCCCACGTGTCGGCTGCGAGCGACCGCTTGTAATCGGTTGCGACAGCGGTCTTGAGCTCCCCGCCGTTGCCAACCTTCTTAAACTTGAAATCGCCGTTCAAGCGAAACTGGTTGATCGCCTTGAAATCGTTCACGGAGCGGATCGCGGAAATCTGCTGCCAGACCGACTCAACCGAGTTGAAACCATTCAGCAGGAACTTGTTCACGACGGCCGAGAGCAGATCGGCAATCTGGTGGCTTGCAAAAGCCGCCGTGATAACCGCCCGCATATTGCCATCATTCAGCCGATCGCTTCCGGTGTAGCCGTTGGCCCGAGCGGCCTGCACGATCACACCCGAGAGCGAGATATCTCGACGCGACTTGTGTGCCGCTTCGAGAGTCGGCTCGTCATAAGCCTTTTCGATCTTCATTCCGGCTTGCATGCACAGAGCCGCTTCGAGCACCTTTGGCGAGGCCACGGAGGCCTCCACCACGTGGATCGCCGGCCCGGCAGGCCGTTCGCTCCGTGCGGCGGATACCTTGGCTTGCGCCTCGATGGCCGCTCGCTGCGCCACCTGCTCCTCCCTCAGAGCCTTGAGCTCTGCGAGAATCGCCTGGCTGTTGTCGGGAGCAGCTGCTGCTGTGACCTTGGGTTCCGTGGCGACGCTCGCCGCGGCTTCAGCCTTTTCGGCCGGCAGAGGGGTGGCGTTGTCCGCCATAGGGGAAACCTCACTCGCTTCCGCAGCGATCGCGGCAGATGTGTTGGCATCTGCTCCCATCAGAACGATCGAAACCTCGCGGAGCTTGCTGCTCCGCACAACGGAGATCGGCCCGGAGAATTCGCGTCCGTTGACGCTCACCTTCTCGCCGGCCGAGTAGTTTTCAATGCGGTTGATATCGGCCCCAATGGAGGCCTGGAACTTCATGCCGCGGCGGGCCAGATTGAGCACCTGCTCGCTCGTCTGGCTCGCACCGAACAGATCGCCGGAGAGCACCAGCTGTTTGCCATCGTTGATCGTGGCGCTCGATTGCCCGAGCACGCTGTCGAGGCTCGCATCGTGGCCGTAGAGGATCGGAAGCACGCCCGAGCCGGTATCCATTCCCGCGAGATCCACCACCAGCGGATTCCTGCTCCAGAATTGCTTGATCGCGGCGCCGGTGTATCCGACGAGCGTGAACGTCGGCGTTACCGGCTGGCCGGCCGAGTCCATCGCAGCCGCCACAGAGAACTCCGCCTGGATGGCGAGATGGTTCTTCTTCGCGGCGGCGATGATCGCCATGTTTTCGGCTGTCGATACTTTCACTGCTCGCCTCCTTCTTCTTCGCCGGCGCTCGGCCCGGTGTAGTTTGTTGATGGCTCAAGATCGACAAGCAGGCCGAGGGCTCGCATCTGTGCTACCTCTTTGGCCCGCTGCTGGAGCTCTACCTGCCAATCCTTGCCTTGCTTGGAATATTCGTGAGCGAGGGTGGTGGTGTGCGTTCTCAAACGCGTTTCGGCCGCGTTGGCCTCTTTGCCCGGATCCACGTGCTCGCGGCCGTCCCACGTCCACGCCCAATTCCACTCCGCAATCGGAGGAAGGCCGCGGGGGATAAGCCCGAGAGGCACCGCCTCATCGAGCCAGGCACAGAGGATGCGATCGAGTGCGCAGTGCTGGAGCTCGTCACGCTCGGTGCGGATCGTCTGCTGATAGAGCTGGTGATCCATCCGGCCGGAGGCGTAGTTGTATCCAGAGGAATCGAGAGCCGTCATGTTGTACGGCAGGCCAATTGAGCGGCCGAGCTCGTTCAGCATTTCCTTTTTGAACATCGCGTAGGTGTTCGTCGGCTGCTCGGCCTTGAGCTGCTCGATATTCCACCCGTCCGGCAAGGTGGTAATCATCCGCTTTTGGATTTCCATCGAAGCAAAGGCCTCGACCTCGTCCACCTCAGCGGCTGGCGAATTTGTCTTGAGGAAGGCCGCGAAGTCAGCGGCCGTCTCGGCTGCGGCCACCACCGCCGAGGTGTAACGCCGCATGTCTCCAAACAAGCGGAGAGCCGGTGCCACCTCGCTCAAGCCGCGGTGCATCGCAGGCCGGATCTGCTTGAACCAATGGATGATGTACTTCGATTCGATGCGATCGAATTCGAAGTTACTGATCCGATAGTTGCTGCCCGGATGGTACTTCAGCCGCTTGTACGCGATGATATTCCCATACTCGTCGAATTCGAGGCCATCGACGATCGAGCCTTCCGGCGTCGTGTTTGGGATGTACAACCCAACCGGCGTGGCGATCATCTCCGCCTCGATCAGGCGGATATCAAGCTGCACGCCGTTGAGCCGCGGATTTGTCACGAATTGAGCGAAGGCCTCACCGTCGATGAGCTTTGACTGTCGCATCGTCCGCAGCTTGCACGGCAGATAGATCGCGTTGCACCATCGGCCGAAAGCCTTTTCGATTGCGTTGTCGGCGGCGGAGTCCCCGGTGTCGATCTGCACCCGCGGCCCGGTGCCGATAAGATCGTTTGCCAGCGTGTCGGCGATTCCGGCGAGATAGCTGTTATTGAGCCGCTCGTAGCGTGCTCGGTTGCGGATGGTGCGGCGCCGAACGGCGGTGAGCTCGCCGTCCATCGAGAACCAATCGGCGTTCGCCCAATGCTTGTAATC